CCCGCACTGGTAACACCTGCAAGAATATTTGACCCGGAGTCAATCCAATTCTGGAGATTAGCAGATTGACCAACTGCGCCTTGTACAACCCACGGAACACTTGTTGCATTCTTTGGTCGCACTGTAAGGTTTCGATCAGCTACCAATGAACCCGCAACTGTAATCAATGGTGTAACATTATTCAAATATCGTACACTAACACCATCTGTATCGGCAGCATTTCTGACTTCAAAACTACAGCCATCTGTTGAACCAGAAGCTCGATGTACAAGCGCAAAGTTAGCGACGTTTCCACTTCCGTATACAACCTCAATTTGTTCACCATCATATCTAATTGTCGAAGTGTCATTAGCCTTGAGGGAAAGTATATGATTATCAGGAGCACCACCATGCAAACGCAAACCTTGCCCACTAATATCTGAGCTCCAGAGAGAACCATTTACAAATCCGCCAAGCTGTACACCAGCAGCAGTAAATAGAATTCCTTGTGCATGAAAATAAACACCTGTAGTTGTAACCGACGATCTAACTACAACAGGTGCAGTTTCATCACCATCAGGAAATAAAACTTTGCCACCAGAAGCAATTGTTGTACTGCCACTAAGAGTAATTGCTGTCAGTGTTGATGACCACTGTGGAGCAGTTCCGCTAGAAGTAAGAACGGTATTTGCAGCACCAATAGCAAGATTCGTTAATGTGCTTGCACCAGTTGCATAAAGAAGATCACCAGCAGATAAGCCAGACAGAGCAAATCCACCAATAGCTTTAAGCGTACCATCAGAGTTATGTGAAACTTCGAGAAACTGATTTAAAACAGTCCCCCATGAATTCTGATCCCCAAAAACTGTAGGTAATCTTGCCATTCTATTTACTCATAATCAATAAACACAACTCCACTACCAAGAACTTGAACACGAAATCCGTTAAACCACCAGGAATTAATATTATCCAAAACAGAATAGTTATTAGCACTCGCCGTATGACTCCAAATATGGTTTCCATCTGCGTCAACGATTGTGCAAACATGCCCCGCAGTTGCGGCACTTGCCCACTGAATATTCCTAACTTTAATCCGTCCAGCAATCTGTGTTCCTGTAGTCGCTACTGTATCTATACGCCAAGGTTTTTGCGATAAGTTATTCGCCATTCTAAGTCCTCACTTTGGAGTATGCTGAATTAGAATATTCCCATCTTTATCTACTCCCACTACAGCACCATCGTGATTAGACCTGCACACGAAGATTTTTCCATATATAAAAGCATCAGCCTTGATACAAATAGAAGCCTTATCCTTCGCAAGAGCTTGCAAGGTCTGTGGACCAATGCATCCGGAGAATAACAAAGAAAGAACGACTACACAGATTCTATTTCCCAAGGCTCCCTCCAATTAACACATTTCTAATCTTCTCAATCTCGATTTGGATACTCTTTGTACGATCATCAATCGACTTCACTCGCTCCTCTATCACCAGCATCGATTCGGTATTACGATCCGTCTTAAACTTTACATCCTTCACTTCTGATAAATGAGAACCTATAGAAATACTAGCTACAGATAAAAGAATCAAACCAAGTATTCCTATTACCCATGTTCTCCAACCATTACCCGAAGTAGCCATAAAAACTAGGCGTATACGATCTTAACCACAACGGCACTCCCGGGGCTTGTCGTTCCCGCTGTGCCACCTGCGGTAACAGTTGCAACGGCCAAGCCGGTTTCAAATACGAGTCCATCAGGAATAACAACGGAACGCTTTACCCCTTGGCGAACTTCTATAATCATATCAGGAGTAGTTGTCCCGACTGTAACAGCACCAGCCGTGTTATAAAACTTTACATAGTTATCCTCTGCGGCATTGGCAGTATTATCAATCTCAATTTCATAAATCGTAGTAGAAGAAGCCTGAACAGCAACACCACTATTTGCATTATTAGTATCCTGAAACAGCTTCGCGCTAGTGACAAATCCAAGTGTTACATTCGTAACAGCCATTACCCATTTCCTCCTGAGGGTTCAATTGTCATTTTCAACTTATGTTTCATCGCAACCAAATGCGCCGCTTTAACTAAAGTATTACAAAGCTCCATTGCCTCTTCTCTAGATTGAGGTGCTTCTACGAACACTCTGATATCCCCATTTTTAGTCATCATCACTCTAATATCATATCTATACACAGGATCAATAAGATTAAATGGACTAATCCCATTCCAAACATCTTTCAGAATTTTCATAGACTCACCCTTGAGAGCATGGACATAATAACCACGATTGTAACTCCAATAGGAGCAATATAATTAGGAAAGGTTGTAAAAGACGTAACAACCATCGCTACTACACTTCCCGTCAACGTCGATCCGATAGCCATATTTGGATATAAAAGATAAATAATAAAAGAAACCGCAATTAGGCCAATCACGCCATACTCATAAAAAACTTGAGCAGTATCATTATGAGCATGAGCATACCCTTCAAGCGTTCCATGATCCGTACACCACGAGAAAATCGTTTCATGGAACGTATTATAACCATGTCCAATCAACCAATAAGGCCATTTTAATGTGTAATGAAGCAGTAAACGCAACACTAACATTCTAGCCCTCACTCCGTCCATGATCGCCGAGTACACCAGCTTCTTCCACACGATCATCCACGCAATACCGAGAATCGGCACAGTAACATATAGCGTCGTAGGCCACGCAATACCAACTCCGATCACATAAGCCGGTATTGCCATCCGCGACATTGAAACGACTACCCCAATTCCTAACAGGACTAGAAGCCACCAAAGCTCCTCACGAGCCGCAAGTGGAGAGACAATCGCCAAATACGCTCCGTAATAAGTCCTATTCCCCATTGTTCCAAATACCAGATGATCGGCACTCCCACTAGCATGTTTCTTCCATAAAAAGACTATAAAGTCTACAATACCAAGCAAGCACTGTCCCGTTGCCGCTAATAAAATTGCTGTAATTATTATCCGATACTGTTGCAAACTCAGCATCTGTACTATCATCCAAATCCCAAATATGAACCCCCAAATAACAACTCCATGCAAGTCTGCGCTGCTTCGATATCTCCAAGCAATTAGAGCGAAGATGATTCCAAAAGCTGTCTGATAAAACAATATCCATCCAAGTAAGCTCAGCACCCATATAATTAAAACCCGATCTCTGTAAGTTGTCCATCCATCTGGTTTCTTAGGTGCATATAATCCAACCAAGGGTGAACAAAACAATGCTATTGCAAGCAACCATTCCATATTCACTCCATTGATAGGTACTACTCGGCAGAATCGGTATATGATTCTGCCGAGTATTAAGATTCATAATTATGTTAGATCGAACCAAGTGTACTTGAAAGCTTCATTACCAATTACAACCGAATCTCCATTCTGCATGACATTGATAAACTTAACCTTAATCTCATTGTTAGACACAATACTCGCAACATTCTGAATTATCCAACCCGTTACAGAAACGCCGGTCGTAAACGTTGGTAGTTCCAGAATCACAAGGTCACCGGACGCAACGCCGGAGATAATCGTTGAAATCTGAATTGTGCTGCGAATCTCTAGTGTACCTGGATTCAGGTAGACTGTACCAGTCCGAATGTTTTTCGCACCAGAAAACGTAGTTGTTTCATCCTGATCTGTTGGCTCAGAAGTGGATGAATGCATCATCCCATTCGAGTCAATCCAAATCCAATATGATGTAACTACGCCAGCATTACTTACAGCCTCAAGAACAATTCCACTTGGCTTATCAGAGAGTCCTGTCCCGGCAGTATCTATCTGCGGTGCTTTTACACGAATCCATGCCTTATTTCTTCCGCCACCGAAATCACTGTAGCCGTCTTGAGCCTCAGCAGCCCTCGCCACTTATTCTCACCTCCTTAAAAAGCGACAGGTGAACAACAAATCGCCAACTCTGCACACCCTCAAGGATGCCGAGCCGGGAACAGATATTCACCTGTCGCCATCTCATTCTTATTAAGGCAAAGACCAATAAGTCTCACGCCACGATCCAAAACCGGCTACGCAGCGGAAGAAGGTCTTAAACAGTGCATCACCAGTAGAGAAATCATCGCTATTATCCATCTTAGGCTTTGCGCGCCAGAAGAACTTAAGATCATGCTTTCTTCCAAGCAAGCCCCAATTACTTGTATCCGTCGCATAATGACAAACGAAGAAGCTCAACTCCTCATCCATGAGGGAGTTAATCTCATTATTCGACGTATACGGCTTATACTGCGATCCAAGAATTTCTCTCGCTGCCCACTTCAATTCCACCGGGATAAGTACCCTCCACGGCTTTGCAAGAATCTTGCGATTCCTCTCATTAACCATCTTCTCGAAGCTCTCTACCGCAGCTTGAATGCCCGTAACAGAAATCTGTACATCAGTCGAAGGTTGGTTCGCATACGTTCCGCCACCGAGTAGTGTATGCGCCGTGCTTGCTAGAGCAAGACCATCGAATCCGGCGAACACGGTCGCATCACTGACGTTATTGAAAAGCGACCAAAACACCGTCTCTACTGTCTCCGCATTTGCGCCGGCCAAATCTTTCGACGCTTTATTCATAACCTCATAGAGATCATCCGTATACATCTCCTGCGTTACCCGAAAACCGAGTCCATAGGAGACATGCGTATATCTTACCGAACTTCCCTGAATGGGACTGTCAAAAGTCGTGGGACCACCTTGCTTCTTTGTCGGTGTAGTTCCGAGCAACGCTACTTGAAGATCATCCTCGTAATTCCGCTTTGACGTGATGACATGTGCAATCTTATCATACTCCGTCGTGCGGTCGAGAAGTTCCTCCGTGTAAATCTTCCGTAACCCAGGCGCAAGAAGCGAACTAAATGCACCTGTCGAGCTAGGCGTGGGCATCTTCTATTTCACCTCCCTTTAGGCACTAAATCTCGCATGTGAAGCGAGACAAATCGCCCATACGCGAGCATTGACATCGGCAGAAGCATCACGAACACCAATGATAAGAAAGTGAGCCGAAGCACGAGCAACGTCGGACAAGTCAAATGCCCACGGCGTATCTGCCTCAGCAGTTCTCTTAACAATACCAACTTTCAGTCCGACATGAGACGCAGTGATTAGTGTTGCACTACCAGCGGCTCCATAGACCAAATTCCCCTCGATAATCGTTCCCGATAGGAACGGAACGAAAGTACAAGTTCCATACGTTGTTCCACTTGCTGCCGTATTCGACCCTGCTTTAGTCGCAATTCCAACAACTGGCACACCACTGTTATTAGAAGCCTCAGTGAGTCGCCCGCTCGAATCATAAACGAGCACGGCACCAAGCTTAAATGTCGAAGCTGCGGCCTCCAAGCCATCCCACTGATACAGAGGCTCATATGCTACTTCCAGGGGCCTTACAGTTTGCGTAGCCACTAAACTCTCACCTCCTCATTACTTCTTTCGCAGAACTTCACTTGTTACATTCGTTGTCTCATCCACCGGAAAGCCGGCATCAGTCGCAGCTTGCTTAAACTGCTCATTCGCAATTTCAATCTGCGCTGCGGCCTTCTGCTTTCGCAACTTCTGAATCTTCTCGTATCGAGCCTTCGGAATTCTGGCGAGGATAACATCGCCGTTCACACGTTCTCCAACCGCATTGGGTGGAACAAGAGCACTCGCCTTATCTTTATCCCCCACGATTTCATATCCATAGAGCATCTTCATGCGCTCTATATTATCAGCTTTCTTGTTCATCCATATATAATGGTAATCATCATCCTTATTTGCCACATAGAACTGATCTACACCCGGAAGTTCATCCATAACTTCAATCAATGGTCTGCTCACTTCTTTTTCCCTCCACCAATTTCTACTTCCTCCGAGTGATCATATTTCCTGTACAGTTCGGGAGAAAGTCCCATTCTTTCCGCAATCACCCTCTCTTCATTCGACAGTTCAACTTTATTCTCCTTATTAGGAGCCGATTCACCCCTCTCAAGCTGTGCTTTCTTAACCTTCTCCTGCCGAACCGTTTCCTGACCTGAAATATAATCGTCTGCATACGACTTTGTAAGACGCCATACAGCATCCATACCCTGAGAGTCAGCAAGAACCCTAGGATCGGTTCGCTCAACTACCTTATCCAGATACGAAGAATACTTCGCAAACTCCTCTACTCCAACTCTTTCTTTCAATTTCATCTTCTGCACTTCAACCATAGTACCAACAGTTGCACCATCATCCTTCGGTGCTTCTTTCGCCTTTTCAAGAATCGGTGCAACCTTATGCTCAAAGAATTTAGCCAAGGCTGCGCCGGGATTATCATACAACTCCTGTGAAGTAATTTCTATATTCCCTGTACTCTCAGGCTCCTTCGGCTTAGGAGTTTCGCGCATAGAGGCTACAAGCTGCTGCATTCCCTCAAGAATAGCCTTATCCCGCGCTGCGAGCCGTGTATCAAGCTCGCCCATGAGGTTCTCTCGAAACTCATTCAAGTTAGGAGTCTCAACCTTCGGTTCAACCTTCGGCTCGTCCTCTACCTTCTCGGGTTCGTCGCTCATGGCTCATCCCCTCTGGCATAATCATCTATGTCCGTGAGTAGTTTGTCAAGAAATCTTATCTGTCCAGCCCACACCGGTCCAATCTCAGCCTCCCCGACCTTGAGTCCTTTCAGATTTGACCATAATCCCTCCTTTAATGGCTCAATAATATCTCGCATAACAATCTTCCAGCCATCACTCCTAAGCATATCCACTACGCGATCACGCTGCTCAGTAGTTGGCATTAACTTATCGCCTGCGCTGTCGGCTGCCCTTCAGCTATAGGAACTTCTGCACCCGGCTCCGGTTGAAATGCCACATTAGGAGAAATATTAGAATTATTCGCCCCTTGCTGCGCAGGCGAACCGGCATTCTCCTGAAACTGTTGCAGACCTTGTTGAATCTGCTGTTCCATACTCTCCACACCGCCACCAGACTTCACAAATCTCAGTGCCTCTCCAACATCTACCAAGAATGTCTCTGGATCACTCTTATCATAAGATGCAATAATTTCCTTAAGAGTTCTATAGGATGAATCAGCCATTTCAATAATCATATCCTTAATCGGTTCCGGCACTTGCGGATTTATCATAATCTGCTGAGCCACTTGAATAACCTGCGCATAGAACTGAGAAATGAGATTAAACAGTGCGAGCAACGCTTGTCTCTCTGTTTCTTTATTTACCGAAGCCGAGGAAGCATTTACTTGCAAAAAGAAATTCTTCTCAATTGTCTCTGGCGATTGAGATAGAATCTCCCTTACATACAACTCCTCCTCGGGAGATAGAATCTCCGACAACTCCACCCTGGGATCAAATTGCTGATACAACTGGCTCACTTGTACACCAATCTCGCTAAACACCTTTCTCATTAACCTAATAATCATATCAAATCGACGATTACCTTCTTGAAGAATAGAAAGCGTCGTCGTTGCTGCAACACGAGGATTATCAAACTCTCGCCCAAGCTGAGGATCAGAAATACCACTCAAACGCTCGCCATAATCTCTCAAAATAGACTCATGCGTAAATGAACTTGGCGATACATCACCAAGACGATCACCTATTAGATCATTTGTAGGATCATCCATTAGCAGAACCTTACCCGGCCAAATCTGCTCACCCTTCTTAATTCCAGAATTCTTCTTACCCTTGAAATAACGGGTATTCGCAATAGTAATATTATCAGTGCGCTGGTTAATAAACGTACTCATCGCATCCTGAATTGGCCATAGAAGTTGCGCGAGCCCATCACTGTAAGTTCGACTATCGCTTCCACGTAGGTAGTAAAAAACCTTTATTGGACGCTTCCCATGATGGAAAAACATGTACCTTGCACTTAAAACTGTCTCCAACTCATAATTCCAAAGAACAACCAATTCTTCTCGCCATCCATCGTTATCCACATCGAATTGAACGAAAGTCTCATAAAATGAAAGAACCTGTGTATCAGCCCACGCTAACTTACGAATCTCCGCTAACTCTTGCATATCCGGAGGAAGATAAGAAGAACAACTCTCTCGTACTTTTGCACTATTGGAAATAAGACCTGCTCTCTCCCGCTCAATCAAATCACCAACACGAAGAAATACACGATGCGAATTCCACGGCTTATCTTCGGCTTTCTCAATTCCCCACGGCTCTAACCAATTCTCCAAAAGAATTGGCATGAGTGTAGGCTGATCTCGTACTGTCTTTGTATAATAAACAACCTCTTTCGACTTACGATCATAAGTCCTAACCTTCTTCACTTCCTGATCCCAAAAAATCTTTACAGGACACTTTCCAAGATACACAACCTGATCTGCAATCATCTCTGCCGTCTCGGTCATGTTTAAGTCGTTATCAAAACTCCAATTCAAGAACTTTTCCCAAGGCTTTGCATAAGGGGCAAAAGTCCCAGAAGGAGTTGTTACAACCCAAAAAGGCTTCGGTCCTAGAAGGGTATTAACAACACGAGCCTTCACAGCATCGCCAGCGATGCGAATTATTGGAGCAATGAAATTGGAAGCACCGACCCACGGAAAAGTTTTTACCTTCACCGCCGGCTTTGCCGCAATTGCTCTACGGTACATTCTTAGATCATTAAAGTATTCTTCATGCGCCGACAGCGATCTCCTATGCTCCTCGCATAGATATGCAATAAGCCTCTTCACACCTTCACTTTCCGGATCAAGCTGCTTGTAAGCAGCCTCTTCCGGCATTTCCTCGCGCTTCAAACGAGCCATTTACTTCTTTCTTTTACCTTTGTGCATCTCATCAGTCATCTTCTTCATAACCTTACTCGACATTCTATCCATCTTTTCTTCTTTCATCTCTTTCATAGTCATCACCATATCACTAGCCTTCTTCTTTTTCATTTCACTTCCCCTTCTTCTTGATATACTCACCTTTATTAGTCAAGCGATGCGCGCGCTCCATTCCAGCAGCCATTCCTAATGCCTGTTCACGAGTCTTACCCTCTGCCCTCTGCAAATGAACAGCTTTTATGAAAACGCGCTCCGGCAACTTCCTTCCAGTAGACTTAGCCATTTTCCACCTTCCAATTCATCAACCTACTGCCCATAAAGAATTGGACCAACGCGCTGCAAGAATTGTATAAACTTCATAAATTGATCCATCTGTGGAGAAAAAGACTGATATGGCACCTGCTGTCCACCCTCTTGAGGAATTAGTGGATTAAAAGGCTGCGAACCTTGTACAAGACGTGGCTTTGGCAACTTATCACTCACCTCTTCACCACCTCTTGCTCCACCCATCAGTGAAGCACCAAACTTTGTCCAATCAAAACCCCCACCCTGCTGTTGTGGCTGCGCTGTGTAATTCGTATATGGAGAAAACTGCTCTGGCTGATATTGCGTAAAGTCGTAACCGTAGTTATTTGGCATCATCTCACCTTCGACAGAATCGCCCAAAGATTGTCATTAAATTCTTCATACTCTCCATCAGCTGTCTTCCACCAGCGCGCTCCAATTTCTCCTTTACGAATGTCCAAATGTAAACCAGGCGATTTCCAAAAGGGATAAACTCCAATTCCTCCAAACTCAAACCTCTCCGCAGACATAAGCTGCCATCGTAACGGCACTCCACGGAAGTCTAGATCAACCGCATTGCCAGAATAGTGTTGGCTATCCTTTGCATGGCCCGTTTGCTCCCACGCAACATGAATAATACAAGGCGCCCCGTTATACTTCTGTTTAACAAAGCTCGCCAGTCTATCAACGAGAGCAATGAGTTCCTTATTAACCTGATTGTAGTCATCTCTCCATTCCTTCTTATCAAAATTCCTAATCTGCCCCCAAAATGTAGAAGTCACTTAACTGGCTCTAATAGTGTACACTGAGTAATCGTACCCTTAATATTACTCTCATCTCCAACCCACTCTTTAATCACTCTCTCACGAAGCTTATTGCACCACTCATACGTCGTCGCACCACCTGTGAAAACAACAGGTCCACCAAATGATGGTAGATTCAGTGTGATAATAAAAATCCATGTTATGAGCATCAATACCCCGTAGTCCTTGATCGCCCTTGTAGCATTAATTGAAAATCATAATCTTCCTCAATCCGATTATCCACTTCCGGCTCCGGATCGCTGTATACAAACCTCACGCATCGAGGAAAATATGAAAATGCATCTATCAAATCATCATGCTTTCCAAGTGGAAATTCTTTGTACTCACTTACAAAATCATTCATCGACTCTCTTATAAACACATTACCAGACTGAAAATAAGGTGAAACAAGGCGTACTCGTTGCTCCTTTGTCTGCCTATTCCCTGCCTTCACAGGTAGAACAGTGAAAAACTGTCCTGTCTCCTTCATATGCTGCCGAATCGAATACTCTATGAGCTTCTGCTGCGCCGAATCCTCATAAAAAATAGCCCGAGTCCGCCAACGCGAAGAAAAGGTAAGAATTCTATCAAGGAGTGTCTGAGTCTGTACTCTCCCATGCCATGCTTCGAGCAAGTACACTCGGCGAACTTCATCAACTCCAACAACAACTACTGCTGAGAAATCAGCGTCGCGCCGGAGGCTTGTGGCAATGTCTACAATCGTCACCCGATCAAGAGAAAGAGGATCAACGATCCGGCCATCATCTAACTCAATCTTTCCCTTTTCAGTAAACTTGTAATGTCGAAGCCAATCAATATTGAAGTCATTGATCCCTTCGCCCTGCGGATTGTTCAGGTACAACGCACCGAACATATACGACCCGAGCTTCTCTCGAAGCCTCGCTAGCTCTTGAAAAGAGAAGCGTTCGGGGAAGATCGGCTGATCCGCTTCGATAGCACTCCGAATATGTTTGACAAACCCAAGCGGATTCTTCTCGCTTTGCTCCCCTTCCGTCTCTTCGATATGGGAGTACAAGTCACTGAAAGACCAGCGAGTTCCAACGACGACGATCTCATCTCGACCAGACACTTCGAGGAGAGATTCGACGTAAGTGTACCATTCAATTGCCTTCTTCATCAGGTCTGGCGACACCGCGTGTTGATCGTTAATCAAATCGTCGAGCACGATCCGAGTGAAGTGCCGAGAGACGACGGCACCGCCAACCCCGATTGTCGAGAAGGTCGGCTCCGGATAGTCCGTCTTACGAGGTACGGAAGCAGAACCAACATTCCACGTAATATGCCTCGATGCAAAATCCGGAATAACCTCTGGAAAGAGCCACTGAAATACTGCATTCCTTTCAAAAACAGACTTAATTTTTGAAAGGAATAGCTCCGCATTGGTCGCAGTCGCATTGGCAATGAGAATGCGCTCTTCAACACCACGAAAGCGATCATTCGGCTCCTGAATAACAAGCCAAATCGTATACCCAATCGTTGCCAGATGGGATTTGAAAAATGCACGAGGAAGCATGAGAAGCTTCCTCGGGTGCGCTTGATTCTGTACAAACTCACACGCCGGGAGGTGTACAGAGGTGTTAAAATCACGAAATCCAAGAACTGCTTTGCAGAGAAAGTACAGTGACTCTCGGCACTTCGCCCGGAGCCATTGCCTTTGCTCCTCGGAGTTGTTATCCGTTACTAGAGTTGACAAGTCCGAGAAGAGTGCTGTGCTCATCTCCCTCGATTACCTTCTTCTCCTTCTGACGAAGTTCCTTCATCACTTGTAACATAAACTCCCTAGTATCCTCATCTATTCCATTCATCTGATTTGCTTCAACAAGAACGCGCTTTCTAGGCATAAGCCCTGAAATCTTCACAACATCGAGGGATGCAAGACGCTGTAGTTCTTGTGTACCAGCAGTTTGAGAGAGATTTATAAGCATGTCGAGTGCGTTCGCAGCCCCGTTAACTGCATTGATCTTAAAAGTTGCCACCCGGCTCCCAATTTCTCGGAACCGGCGTTCAATCTCCACAACTACTTCTGGCTTATGCAGCACAGTAGCAATAGCGCCAATCGTCACCCCCTTCTCGGCCGCAATTTCCGCACGGGTGCGGCCAGCTAGAAAGGCATTTACGACTTCAAAATCATAAGTATCAAGCGCCACTACTTCTTCCTACCCTTCGAATCCTTAGCACAGAAATCGCGCAATTCCTCGTGGAAAATCTCACGGAGCACAAATGCCTGAGAAGAAAACACAGCATTTGTAATACCCTCGCGCACCCTGGTTCTAAATTCTCTAACACGACGAACGGAAATGTGCATGTTTCCCGAAACACTAACTGCTTCCATGATATTCAGGAGGTTATTAATATCATCTCGAAGATCACGGGAAATAACCTCGTCCTTATCTGTAGACTTTGCATTCTGCCGATATGCCTCCAAGCAAAAGCCGATGAAGAACACCTTCTGCGCCGATACTTGACTCGTCATTTCGCTCTCCCTTCCCCTTATAGGTCACTCATAGTACAACTTCGCTAGAACAATAGCGAAAAGCGACGCGGCAATGATCACCGCTAACCAACTCATAACTCTTCTATCACTCTTATCCGAATCAAAATCGTCCACCGGCTCTACTCTATCCCTCTTTCCATCGTAAAACAAGCATTTTCCTCCTCCCCTCCGTGCATGGCTATCGCACGCTGTACCGTGGAGACAGGGTGACCCCCTCCCCCGAGCCTTCACCTTCGGAACCCGAGCCCCGGAGGCGCGAAACCAAGCGAAAAGTTGCAATTGCATCGCCAAGCGCAGAGTGCCAACTTATATCATGGATAGGAATTTCATGATACTCACACGCCACACGCAAGGATTTCCCACCAGAAGCCTTCATAGTGTCAAAAATCTGGCGCTTTGGCATCCGGAGCCCGGCTCTCTCAAGCTCTCGAAAGAGGAAACTACCATCAAATCGCCAGTTATGAGCAATGTATTCATCAGGAAGATGTATCAGCGGGTAGAAAAATGGCAAAATCTCCCTGAAAGTTGGTGCGCTAGCGAGCATTTTAGAATTCAAGCCATTCACCGAATTATCAAAATAGCATTCTGGATTTACATACGTGCGAAGCGAGCCGTAAAGAATCTTCCAATTCGTAACAACGCATCCGATCTCCACCACACGATCATTCACCGGGTCTAGCCCCGTTGTTTCAAAATCAAGCACTAATGAAAGCATATTCTAAAGGAGTAAACTCATTTCTCTAGGAGTTATTCTTCGATAAGCACGCTCAAAAACATCCTTCGGGGACCAACTCTTATACCCATCCTCATAAATTACCACATAACCAGCCTCAGACGTTCCATCTGGCTCCAAAGAAACCACCGAATCATCTCTCAACAAACCATTCTGCATCGCTTCGAGCTTATCCATCCGCTCTGCCAGAACAATCTTCGTTCCAACATACTTATCCATCTCTCACCCCCCATTCCTCGCACCGAAGGTTCTACCCGATCCTCCGACCTTTCATTCTCACACTCCGCATGGAAGGTCATACCTCACTTCATTCGCTGTTCTAGCGAAGCCGCAATCCTCCGTAACAGCGCAAGCTGCTCTGCAATTATCGGATTATTCACCCCATCATTCTTCTGCGCTGACTGCACTACATGATACTTCCACGCCAACCATCCCAACACTGTAGCCAGCACTTGCCAAAAAAACACACTCCCAACTCCAAGTAAAATCGCCCCAGCTTTCCCCACACCCAACCACGCTGCACCCGCCGTAACAATCCCACCCGCTGTCAGACTCCCCTTAAACATCTCCGCATACCCTTGCCCCTGTATCTGCCAATACCTCAACGTCCCTAACTTATATCCAATCGGCTTCTCCCTCAGCGCATCAAACGTGGAGGGATAAATAGTGAGTCGAAGAGGAATTGAATCGTCCTTCGGACCCGGTGTGGAACACGCATAGTGCGATCTATCATTCTCTCGCTCCTGCCAACTACTTCCCATATTCCTCATCCTCAACCCGCCCCTGTAGGTCCATCTCCTCATTAATCATCTCTAATCCTCCTTCTCTTCACTCTCTTCCATAAACTACAGTTCTCTCTAACCTATAATCAGCATATTTTTCACAGTCAACAACATGAAAAACTGTAACGCCAATAACCTCATATTCAATATCAGTCCCATATCCGGGTGCCGGATTCCATATAAACTCATTATTCTTCAACACTACTGCATGTAAATCCTTAAACCCTTTTGGTCTTATTGTCATAATTGCATACCCATGTGGCGGCATACTCAACGCCTCAATTGGTATATAAATCGGCTGTAATCCAAACCTTCTATAAAACCACTCACACATCTCTTCTTCCCATTTCTCCGTATCTTTTTTTACAAAGTTGGGCACATCCTCCAGTGGAATCTCAAAAATTGCCGACACACATGCTGCTAAACAATCTCCATTCTCTGCATCATTTATCGTCTGTTTAACTCTCCACATTATCTTAATTTACTCCACATTATTTTAGTCTCGTTTAAGTTATGTGGTGCGATTTGTGGAGACACGAGCGAAGCGAGTGCCAAATTGGCACAGGGGGAGAGGGGTATGAAATGTAAAGACAATAAGACATTAGGACAATTAAAATGTAATGACATTAGGACAATTAAAATGTAATGACATTAGGACAATTAAAATGTAATGACATTAGGACAATTAAAATGTAATG